ATAGCCGAGCGGACTCGACGCCGCCAACTCCGCACGAACCAGCAGCGCCTGGCTGACATAGTCCCGGCCGAGCAGCAGGTGCAGATCAAAATTCGGTTTGAAGTCGTGATCCTGGCGGACGCCGTCCGGCGCCAGATCGTGATCGCCGTAAAAGATCGTCGCGTCGGGGTTGGTGTTGATCGCGTTGAACGCGTGGGCCATGCACATCAGCGCGGGCACGCAATCACGGCGCAGAAACAGTTTCCAACGGCCTTTTGAGCAGTCCCCAAGGGAGGCCGCGGTGAGGGGGTCATCACCGTAAAGAACCACGTCGACCGGAGGGATCGGGCCAGAATTTGCCCACGTCAGAGCCGCTTCCATTACCCCCGGGCCAGGGCTGTCATAGAGCCGGGACCATGCCGTGTAATCAGACGGATTGCTCGGCATGAGCTGTCGAAAGGCGCCGCGATGGAAGCGCAGCTCGACCGTCTCACGAAACTCAGCGAACTTGGCCTCTTCGTTCTCCGACAGCGGCCAGCGAGCGCTGATGCGGGCCGTCAGCGGCTCAACGACCGTGGGATGTACCTGCAGCGGCTTCTCGACGCGCACGAAGGTGCCGAGGTCGGCGATCGGCTGGAACCCCCGCGCCGCGCAGGCCACACTCCACTCCATGATCGCCAGCTCGGGATGAACCCAGCGCTCGAAATCCGGCTTGCCGAACCAGTTCATCGCCGCCCGCGAGAGGAGTATGACCGGCCCGTAGGAGGTCTGCATTTTCGCAGTGCCGCCAATGTCCCCGATCAGCGCTTGCAGGTCGGTCTCTTGCTCGGGCGGCAGCGGCGTAAACTGGTGCTGGGCAGGGAATCCGGCCGTGCCGCCGTCGTTCGTCACGACAGAAACCACGCTCCAGTTGGCCGGCCGCTCGTTCGCGATGAAGCGCGACAGCTTCTCGTCAGAAACGGTCACGCCGTCGCGGACATAAAGCACGTCATATTCATTGTCGAAGCAGGCCCCAACGACCGCAGTCCCCCGCGCAATGTCCACGCCCCGGCCAGGGCTCCGGCGCGGCATGAACGGTTTGGCACCATCGGGCAGCCAGGCGCGGACGCGCTCGGCCAGGTGGTCATCGACCAGGTAGTTACGCTCGACCCATATGCGCATGGCGTCGGCCTTCTGCTTCCGGCCGGCCGGCGACAGCGCCATCATCCGGCGGATCGCGTACACCCAGCCGTCCGTTTCTTCCGCGTACTCCACCGGCGGGCGCTTGGTCAGGTAGGGGCCGAAAGGCGTGGCAATCACCGGGAACCGGCAGGCGCCGGCCTCGATCAAGCGCAGGTTGGATTTGCATTCGTTGAAGTGATTCTCCTCCAACGGCGCCACGATCACATCGACATCGAGCTTGGCAAGCGCCTCCACATACTGCGGTGGCGGGACGGCGTCACGGTACTCGAAATCGACGCCGGCGGGGATGTTCTCCGGCTTGAAGCCGATGAATACCCAGGTGACTTCGTTGCGCAGCTCGGCCATCGCCCCTTCCAGCAGTGCCAGGTCGCCGGCGTGGCCCATGCCCCCGCCCCAGCCCACGCGAAAGCGGCTGCGATCAGGGCTACGCGGCACCGCATCGGCCTTTTTTAGATCCTCTGCAGTGAGCATATTCGGCACGACGCGGACCGGTTTGCCGGGGCATAGCTCCTGCATGTGCTTCTGCAGCGCCTCGGTCGTCACAGTGATCACATCGCAGAGCGCGGCGGCGACCGGAATGCGCTCATCGATGGTCGGTGACTTGAAGGGGAAATGGTAGCTCGCCTCCGGGACTGCCCCGAGCGCGTCATCGATCTCGTAGACAAGAAAGGCGTTCGGCACCTCGCGGCGATAGCGCTTCAGCGCCTCAATGTGCTGGGGTTCGCTCGGCCGCTGAAACACGACCACGTCGGGCGCCATGTTGGGGAGGATGCCCTCTGGAATATAACCCAACTCGATCCGGCCCGCGATCACACCCGCCTTGCTGAGTGCTTCGATCGGCTTGATAACCCGATAAAACCCACACCCCGCTGTATCCGCCGGATGCGCCAAAATATAGGGCGGCCGGGCGAATGTATGATCGGACATTAAGCCTTCATCCTCTGATGTTATTTCTTTGCGCCGGAGGTCGATCGAACGCCGCTGGTCTTGCCGTGTGCTTCGGCTTTGGCTGGATCGACACGGGCGGTCATCCGCGCGCCAGGCGTGTCGGCATCCTTCTGGGTAGGCTCGAACTTCGCCTTGGCCAGGGTCGCAATCAGCGATTGGAAGGTGCCCTGCATACCCGGATCGAGCGGGCACATATCCATCATCATGGCGGCGAATTCCGCCTCCGGCCCCTGGCCCTTGTACTCCTCTTCCATGGACGGAAGATCGGCCTCGGCGCGTGACTCACGCAGTGTCATCGCATTACGCCGCGCCTCGTACTGGCGGGCGTCTTCCTTGGGCGATTTGCCGGTGAAGGTGAAGCGAAGATGCGGCCAGTTGGTCCAGATCAAGTATGAGTTGATCATGTTCTCCAGGTGCATCAGCAGCGGCGCCAAGCCGGGATCGTCGGCATCGGTCTCGTTCGCCTGCGCATCGGGAAGCGGCTGCGTGTCGTGCCCCTGACCGCTGGTCTTATAGCCCAGGCGGTTTACCGGGAATTTCCAAAGCGTGCACAATATGCCCGCGAGCATATTCATGTATTCTTTGTAATAGGCCTCGTTGCCCTTCATGCGGGACAGGTCGAGGATTTCGACTTTACTGCCCTCGGATAGGCCCATGACTGGGAGCGCCCAGCTCTTCGTAACGCCTTTCTTGAGGTTGGTCCAAACGCGGTTAATCAGGTCGAGCTGCCGCTGCGTGACCTGCCCACCGGAAAGGACGAGAATGCCATTGGGGATCGCGCTCCGATTGAACGCATCGTTGTTCATCTCAAGGGCGTTCTGGAAGCCCTGGATTGCCCTGAAAGCCTGCTCGATCTCCGGGTAGCCGTAGCCGAAAATATCGACATCGGTACGGGGGTTGCGGATGAAAAAGGTGAGCTGTTCGCGGGTAAAGGTCTGGACGACGTTGGTGCCGTCCTCGCTGACCAGAGCGGTCGCGATCTCAGGATCGCCGTTGAAGCCACCCATGACGAACCGGCCGTCGCCGAGCTTCATGCCGGTGAAGCGGACATTGGCCGCCGGCAGCAGGGCATACGACTTCACGCGGCCCTTCTGATCGACATCCTTCCAGAGCGCGATCGCCGCGTAGGTCAGCGTATCACGGACCGCCATGTCGAGGAACGAAGCGAAGCTGGAATAATGGCGCTGGTCGCGCTCGGTGGCCTCGTTGAGGCCCAGCTCAATGCAGGAATTGGCGAGGAAGGTTTCAGCCGCGCGAATGTCCTTGCGCTGCGCCTCATCGGGCGCGTCATGGCCTTCCAGCAGCTCGATTCGCCAGCCGGGCTTCCAGGCCTGCTTTGACAGGTCGGAATAGCGCAACACGTCGGCGCATCGCATGCCGATGATCATCTGCGGGGCGATGCTTTGGCGTGAAATCTGGCGGAGCGTGAAGGGGGAGAAGCCCGGCCATTCGAGAACGCCGGAATACTGCGCACTCGCCGAGAAGAGGATACGACCCGCGTCGACTGAGGAGGGTGGGGGCTTTGGCCCGCTCGACGCCTTTACAACCTCGGTGTCCGACCCCGGCACATAGACCGTAGACGATCCCAGCATCTCATACTGGCGCAGATAGTCAGACCCGCTCAGCGCGTACTGCTTGCCCTCATCGATATCCAAAGTGCTCGGCAGCAACAGGCTGGATACTTTGCCGTCGGGCGTGAGCCCGTCATTTGGATTAAAAGGAGGTTTGGTATCGGCCATTACTTTGCGCGGGAGCTTCCGGTTCGCTGTATTCGAGACACGAATCCATGCTGATCACCGCTCTGCGCTGAAAAACACAGTATCCGTTTTCGTAATTGCGACACCGCCCACACATCCCGGCGTAGGGGTCGTCCAGGTCCTCTATACCCGGCAGGCCCAAAACCTGCAAGATAAATCCTACCCCCTTTTCTACCTCTGCCTCGGCTGCCGCCGGCTGCGTCAAAATCGGCTCCCCGTTGAAACCGGTCGGCAGCATCATCGTGGTCGAGCCGAGCTTGATCGCATGCGTCACGAGGTGCACGAACGCGTCCACCTGATCGCTCGCACCGCCGCCGTCGCCCGAAAAGTCCTTCAGCTCGGCAAGGAACGTGTCCAGCCAGGAGGCTTCCTCCGGGAACGACACGCGGTGCTGACGGCACCAGCCCTGCACCGAGCCGGCGGAGCGCGCATCGACCCGGTTGATCGCGCGTTCGCCCTTGCTCGCGGCGCCCACCTCGACGCCGAGAACCGGAATGCCGGCCGAGGGGAGGGTCTGCACCAATGAGATGCCGGAAGCCCGTTTCTCAATGATCACCATCTGCGGCTGCCACTTGAAATAGAGGCGCTTGACCTCGTTCGGCAGATCGCCCCAGTCCATCTTGCGCCGGAAAACATCAAGAATCACAACATCAAAGTGATGCTCGCAGGTGCCGGACAGGAAGCTGCTTTCGTTCCGATGATACTTGTCGCAGGGAACGAACATGCCGGTGACGCAGACGGAAAAAGCCGACTGCTCGGAGGTCGAGAAAGCCGTGTCCCAGGCCTGAAACACGGCCTGCCCTTTGGCCAGCAGCTCGCGCGCACCTGGTGCCAGGCAGCCCTGCTCCAGATCAGGCGGCGGTGTGTAGAAGGTGAAATCGTCGGCCAGGAAGATCGTGCCAATACGCCGGCCCGGTCGTCCCTGGTAGACGGCCTGGAACGTCGCCGGCTCGTTGCGCTTGACGCCCAGCACCTCCGACCGCTTCTCGGCCGAGCCCGCCCAATAGAAGCCGATTGGGTCGGTTCCATAGTGCAGTTTTATCGTGACAGTCTCGGGCAAATCCGACATACAGGGTCTACCCCCTTTTCTACTCCATCGGATACCCCGGATGTATGAACAGAGCAAGGCCGCACGTCGTCGTGCCCAGGATTGGCACTACCCGAATCTGTACTTTGTCGGAGATGGCATCGATATCGGTGCAGGACCTGACGGCCTCTCAAAGCTCCGTGAGTTTTACCCGAAAATTACTTCAGTCCGCGATTGGGACCTACCGGACGGCGACGCGCAGGACCTGCCGGGCGTCGAGCCGGCTACCTTCGATTTCGTCTCAGCCTCTCACGTTTTGGAGCACCTGGACTCGCCCATACGAGCCCTAGCGCGCTGGATGGCGGTGCTGAAGCCGGGCGGCTACATGGTCATTACCGTGCCCGAATGGAGCATGTACGAGCGCTGCCACTGGCCCAGCCGGCACGGGGTCGGCCATCGGTGGGCTTTCACGATGGTCGGGCCGGACCATTACCGGCACATACTCAACGTGCATGGGCAACTCGCTATGCTCGGAAATAGCTGCCCGTTCATGCTCGAACGCTTGCTGGTGCTTCGCGAGCATTTCAATCCAGACGCGCATCCGGCCACGGACCAGAGCCTGGGGCCGGCGGAATGCGCGATCGAGTTCGTGTTGAGGAAGCTGTGAGCCGGTCGCTCGTTCCGCCGGCGGTGCTCGGCGCGATGATCCAGGCCGCGAAGCGCGCTCCGATGGGCGATATCGTCGAGGTCGGGGTCTACCAGGGCGGCAGCGCGTTCGAGCTGAACGAGGTCGCGTTCCACAAGGGCGTGAAGCTGCACCTGTTCGACACGTTCGAAGGGATGCCGATCGCTTGGCCCGGCGACAGCCACGCGGTAGGCGACTTCGCAGATACCTCCCTGGAGGCCGTCCAGCGGCTCGTGCCCGAGGCGATCTGCTACAAGGGTGTATTCCCGCACACGCTGCCGCACTCGGTCAATCGCCTAGGCTTTGTCCACTGCGACGTGGATCAGTACCGCTGCACGCGGGATGTAATCGTGAGCCTTTGGTGGCGCCTAGTCTCCGGCGGCATCATGTGGTTCGACGACATGGAGCTGCCAGCCGCGCGCCAGGCCGTGGAAGACACGCTGCCGCCGGACATTCCGCGCCACGAGGCCCCCGAAGGGCGGCGGTACGCGGTGAAGCCGTGAGGAGCATCACGCTGCGCCGCACCGGCGCGCTCGGTGACGTACTCTGCATCACGCCGGTGATCCGCAAGCTGCGGCAGGAATTCCCGGCCGTCGAGATCGCGATCGAGACCGCGCACCCCGTGGCCGTCGAAAAGAACCCCGACCTTACGCCACGACCGGGCGCGACGATGCTGAGCAGCATCCTGCGCTACGATCTCGATCTCGTGTATGAGCGGCGGCCGAGCCTCCATGTCGTCGATGCCTACATGGAGCATGTCTTTCCCGGCGCGCCGATCGCCGGCGAGGAAAAGACCCTGCGTTTTCAGCCGGCCGGCCCGTGGAAGAACCCCGAAGTGGTCGTGATCCACGCGGCCACGTCCTGGGCCTCACGAACCTTCACACCAGTGTTCTGGGATCGCGTGGCGCTCGCGGTGCGCGATCTGGGGATGAAGCCAGTCTTCGTCGGCGGCGGCTACGACTACGGCGGCCCGATCTGGGCAACTAGCACCCTGACCAAGCTCCATCTGCGCCAGGTCGCTTCCTTGATCACCGGCGCGGCGGCCTTCATCGGCAGCGATTCAGCCTTGCTGCATCTGGCCGGCACCACGGAGACGCCGATCATCGGCCTCTATACCAGCGTCCGCGCGAAGTATCGGATGCCTTACCGACACGGCAAGCTAGGCTGGAACATGATCGCGATCGAGCCCGATCTCGATTGCCGTGGATGCCTGGAGCGTATCCCGGCGCCGGTGACGAACATGAGCTGCCAGCGCGGCGACAGCATCTGCTCGCGCTCCATACCGCACGAGGCGGTTACTGCGGCGTTGAAGAAGCTGCGGCCGGACCGCGAGCTGCCCTCCGGGGTTTGGCTGCCGGCCGATCTTTTGTCAGGTCGGCGGGCGCCGAGGTCACCAGCGATACTTCCGTTCCCCGCTCCACGATAAGCACCTTGGCAGAAATCGGGCCGAACGCCTGAATAAAGATATCGCGCGCCGCCTGACGCCGCTCCAGCGGGACGCCGCGTGGGACAGTCACGACCACAATATCATTCTGCTTGACGTTGAGCGTCTGCACTCTTTCGATTGCGCTGAGCGGGTCCTTTTTCTTGAATGGCCACATTGGCTGCCTCTTTCTCTATGATCTTCGCAATTTCCTGCCGCGCTGCTTTGTAGCCCAGGGCCAATCTTAACTTTTTGTAAAGTTTGGCCAGGTGCTTCGGCAGCGAATACTGGTTGGGCATGGGGAGCCCCTGCTTCTTGCGCTGGCGGCAGTAAGCCTTCATGCGCCGCGATCGCGCTTCAGAGCTGTTGCCGGTCTTAGCGGCTTTTGCGGTCTTCGGTTTGGGGTTGGTGCGATAGTGGGCTTTCAGTTTTTTCGAGAGCGCTTCGCGAGCTTCTGGCGTCCAGCGTGTCCGATTCTTCACGCGGTAGGCTTCAGCATAGGCAGGGTCTTTCATGCGCTCGGCGATCGTCTGCCGGCGTTTCTCGGTACGGGCGCGCTTGCGTTCAGGGTCGGCATTGAACCGGCGCAGGGCCTCGGCCTTGCGCTCGCGCTCCTCCGGGTTGGCATTGTGCGCGATCATCTGCTTGCGGTGCCGCTCGCGGCGCTCCGCTGTCCAGGTCCGACCCTTGGCGAGATTGACGCTGCGACTTAGCTCCATCTTCGCCTTGAAAGCCGGGTCCTGCTCACGCTTTAGCATGAGCTGACGCTTAGCCTCTCGCGCTTCGCGCGACGTATTCAGAAGGCTCAAATCAGTAGTCCGTGAAGCAGCACCGCAGCCCCTTGGGCAGGGTGATGTCCCAATACAGATCGGTCTCACCTTCGCGCTGCGCCGGCAGGTTCATGTGAACCCACTCGCCCGTCTTAGCCAGGTGGCCGTACAGGTCATCCTCATGCCACCGACGGCCGGCGGCGATGAACTTGCAGCCCTGCGGATCGGCGCGGCCTCGGATCGTGCTGTAGTAGATTTGCCTGATCTTCATGCAGGCTTCAGACGAGGAGGCGTTCTCCTTGTCGTGCACGTCGTCCATGGTGATGCGGCGCGCATGCACACCGGTCAGCTTCTTGCTGTCGATGCCGAACGCGGCATAGTTCGGATCAGGATCGCCCGGCCGGTGGCCTTTGACGAAGAGCCCCTTAGCGGTCGACCATCCCGCGTTGCGATCTGGCTCGACGCCTGGAAAGGCTTGGCGCCAGCGGGCGCTGTCGGCGATCCACTCCATAACTCCGCGCTGAAAGCCCTGGATCAGGGCCTCGCCAGCGCTGATGCCGATCTGCGTTAGGGTAGGGTCCTGGCCGATCTCGAACGCCGGCGCCACGGTAGAGATCAGCGTCGACTTGCCCGAGCCCGGCCCGATCGTGACCAGGAGCTTAGAGATACGCGGGTCTTTGATCGCATAGGCCACCGGCTTGAGGTGCGCCGGCATTTTGAAGCCGCGATCCGCGAACATGAAATTGTAGAAGGAGATCAGCCCTTCCGCATTATTCGGGAAGCGGCTGGCCATCAGACGAAGGTCTCGACCTCGTCCAGCAGCTTGGCGATCGCCTGAGCTTGTTCCAGGGCGGCCTTGGCGCGCTGGTCAAGCCCGGGAGAGAGGGCCTGCGCCTTTAGGCACTCGTCGCCCCTAGTGCCACCTTCCAGCCGGACGCGCAGCATTTCCACACGGGCGCGAATACCAACCAGAAGATGTTCCAAATTGTCGATGGTCTGGGCGAGAGTACGCGCGGGCTCGGCAGCCTGGTTCGCTCCATAATGCCGATACGGCTGAGCATCGCCCGAGGCGCGCAGGGGTTCTCCGAGTTCCAGGCCCCTAAAATGTTCACCACTCATCAGACGATCATCCCAAGCGCGCGGGCATACAGGTCAAGCAGCTCCTGCTGCTCGGCGCGGTCGCTGGCCTCCATTTTGCGAAGTCTTAGAATTTGTCGCGTAATCTTTATATCGAAGCCAGTTCCCTTTAGCTCCGCGAACACCTCTTTGATGTCCTGGGCGATTGCCGCCTTCTCTTCATCGAGGCGTTCGATTCGCTCAACGAAGGATCGCAGGCGGGCGGCGGAGCTATCGGAGGTCGCCGCATCGGGCGGCGTGGGGTCATTGGTCTGGAACTGGTTGTCGCCGAAGTCCATGAGCTTCCCATTTCGCGAAAAGTGGTAGCTCATGGTGGTAGATCAAACTACCACCCTAGTGCAAGTAAATTATCGGTACCCCCGCCTTGAGGAGCCGGCGCCGCATGTCGGCGGTGCCCTTCTCACCCTTGCATTCAACTGCCAGCTCAGGCTTGCCGTCGTCCAGCATCTTCTGATTGCGGTTGAAGCCGGCCATCTTGTTGTACTTGCCGTAGGCGCCGTACCCGACGACGCACGGCTCGGCGCCCAGGTTCTTCCAATCGGCCGGGAAATCGAGGTGATCAACCTGGTGGTCGATCGCCCACTCTTTCGCGAAGAGATCGGCGCCCTGAATGACCTTCCCGTCGAACCCCAACAGCCCGGCATCCCCTTGAATAATCACGAGGTGATCGCCTTGAACGCGGGCCTCCTTGAGGAAGTTGTCGAGCCGGCGATAGAGTATGTCGCGCTCGCGGAAGCGGCGCCCGCCATAGACCAGGATACGCATCGGATCACGGCGCATAATGGTGGCGGAACTGGTCTTTGATCATCCGGTGGTAGGCTCCCCCGACCGAATCGGCGCTGGCCACGGCGTGGGCGATGCTGGCAGGCACCTCGGAGAAGACCGACACTTGGCCATTCTTGTGCCGCATGTAGAACTCCTGCAGCTCTTCGTTGTACCCGATGTGCGTGCACATCCGCGACTCAACAGCCGTCATATCGATATCCATGGGGGTACTCCCTTGTAGTGCTTGACAGCACGACTTTATGCCGCATGGGAGTAGTTCGTCAACGGGTTTTGGTGGTAGACAAAACGGCGGTAATCCGGCGTTAATCTGCTCCTACTCCAATGGTATTAATTTTTTCGCTACGGCGTCTTGACGCTATGGCCTAACACCGTCAAGGTGCTGGCGTTTACCTTAAATCTCCGGGAGGACAGCAGTGCAGAACCACCTTAACGACCTTGCTGACGTACTGAAATCTGAAGTCGTCGTATTAACACCCGATGTCGCCAAAGCTCTTTTGGAGCAAACCCACTTTCCTCGGCAGAGAAATCTCAACGAGTTTAACGTCGAACGTCTTATGTCCGAGATGAGTCGAGGTTGGTATGTGCCGGGAACGCCTCTTTTCTTTGCAACTCTTCCAAATGGGCAAATGTATCTGCTCAATGGTATGCACAGTTTGACAGCGTTGATCCGCACGAAATCAACTATCCCCTTCACGATGATACAATATAGCGTGAAGGACCTCGACGAAGCCGGTCACATTTACTCTCGCCTCGACTTGCAGCGTGTCAGGTCCTGGCATGATGCCTACCGCGCCGCCGGCTTCGAAGAGGACGCCGGGTTCAACACCGTCTGGATCAAGTGCTTCGGCGCCGCGATCCGCGCCTTGCTCCTCGATCTCCGGCTCAATTCGAACCGCGATACTGCTGTCGGATACTACGCAAGCCGCGAACTGCAACTGCGGATTTTCAAGGACCATCTGCCCTATGCGCGGGCCTATCTTGACGCCCTGGCCCACACCAGCGGCTCCCGGTCCATGGCATGGATGCGCGGCGGCATCATGGCGGTAGGCATCGAGCTGTTCAAACATCAGCCGGCCAAAGCCTACGAGTTCTTCCGTGCTGCTAGTGCCGACGA